GCTACCGAAACTGCTGAGAGAAGTACCGGGAGTAACAATAGCGACGATTGGCTTTGATCGTGATCATATGGTGATGGTAATACCACCGAAGTACAGTATCAGTGAGGTAATGGGAAGACTGAAAAGTTGTTAAATCCAACATAAAGTGAGAAGGATAATCCAGCCAAAAGTGATTATTATGCGAAATCCTTCTCCGATTCTTCAGTATATTATAGTGCAACATAATTTCATAGAAAAACATTCAACAACTAGCATTTTGTTGAATGGCGTTGAACATCATATCCTATATAGACTTAGCTAAGAAAACTCTCAATTCGTTGAATTATCCAGAATTTCTTATGCGAAGTGTTATGCGAAACCACAGCTTATTTAATGCGAAGTAAATGTGGTTAATGTTGAATAATTTTTATAAAGTTAGTTGCGCTGCCATTCTTTGATAAACTGATCTATTTACAATCGCTTGAATGGTTTCATTCATGTTAATCAATTTAATTACATTGTTAAAACCATAAATCCCAAATTTTACAAATAATTTTCCAATAAGCTCATCAGCAAAAGATGAGGCTATGACACTTATTCCTTGAAAATCAATAATAATAACAGACCCTGTATCATTATAAATGTTCATCAAATCATTACGAATACGTTCTCCTGATCTTCTCGTTCCAGTTCCCGAAGATTGCTCAGATAAATTATAAACGATTTCACCTGAATTAGTTTCCATAGACTCTATTCTGAAATTAACAAGACCAAATCCACCTAACGCCTTTGAAATAGATAATTCTTTTGTATAATCAATCTGAAAATCAATTATCGTCCCACCCATGGTTCTAGATAAATATGGCAATCTATCATATGTAGCTATTCTATCTCCCTTAACCAAATATGATGCACTTGAAGAAGTTATAACTAAATTTCCTTTATTTTTTCTTAATAATTGATGTAATCCCCACAGCCCATTTCCTTGACCAATTGATGTATCTCTAGTTACCCCTTCTTGGATAGCTAAAGTAATGGCATCAGCTGGATCTTTTGGACTATGAATACTATATTTCAAGCTATTAAAAATACCAACTCCAGAATCAGCGATGCAAAAAGAGAGGTGGTTATTTGTGGGATGAATTTGTCCCATCACATAACCATGTTCGATAGTGCTATGTTGCAATACATTATCCAACACCTCATTTAAGCACCATGTCAAACTATCTAATATACCTTTTTTTGCAATAATTCGCTTTGAGGTTTCAATTGTATAGAAATCAACAAGTTTATTTATATCATCCAAATTTTTAAATTGTATTACTTTATCAAAAACAAATCCAGAATTCATGATGTCTTCAGAATTTGCTGGATTAGTAATTTTTGTATTAATCAAATACCCATTAAATCCTGTATAATTGATTATAATTTTGTTTCTTTGATAATAATCAAATATTGAAACCATAGGAACAACAGCATTGGGATAAATAATCCTTTCATGTTCATTTTTATTAATCACATTAATATTAGTAAACCCAGCTTTTATTGCATGAAAAAAGGCTTTCATTAAATCTGTAGCACATTTTGGATGATCATAGCGATATATTTCAATGTTATTCATAGATCTAAAAACATTATTAATTGGGGCTTCATCGGGGCGTTCAAATCTATTTTTACTCATAAGCTATTATCTTCTTCCTTAAACACTAGTTTTAATTATGAAAATCACTCAATAATAGTAGCAAGTATATTTCATTAAAACAATACTTGTTGCCCCATATTCAGATCGTAATTTGCTGTTAGCACTTCGACCTTTGTTGATTTTGTTCTGTTCGTTGACTTCGCATTGACTGACATTGCCATGTGGATTTCCTGCTGCATCCAACCATGATTTTTTGCAGCTTTCGCCAATACCTCTGAAGGGAAAGAGCTTAACAGGAACTTCCCCTCAATTTGAGAAAGGAGATCCAATAGCATTTGATAATCTTCTACTGTGTATCCATCATAATGCCCACAATCAGTTCCTATATAAGGTGGATCACAATAGAAAAAGGAATCTTCAGAATCCCGGCTCCTGATAATCCGTAACGCATCAGTACATTCAATCTCAACCTTCTGTAATCTCACTGCATATTCATAGGTAAATGACTCTCGCTTATTCTTCACTTTCCGAGCAGTTTGGCCAGATAAATCATACCCAAAACTTCCATCGAGCATAGAGCCAAAGCTTTGTGCAGCTGATACCCATACTGCCCAGGCTCTTTTGAGTTTATCAAACATATCAGGGTTATTATAAATGACTCCTGCTTTACGATGAATATCCCGACTGTGCAGGCTTATTTGCACTTCTTTTTCAAGCGATACGAAATCATGTTGAATTGTTTCATAAAAATTTATTAATTCTCGATTTACATCGTTTATTACTTCTGCCTCTGAAGGAGGTTTTGCAAAGAATATTGCACCACCTCCGAGAAAAGGTTCGCAGTAGAGCTTGTGTTTGGGAATTAGGGGCAAAATGGTAGATACTAATTGCTGCTTCCCCCCGTAGTAAGTTAGTGGTGTTTTCAATTCATCCCTCCGAGTACTATTTTTATTGAACAATTGGGACTATTGCTATACCATCGGTTTCAAAACATCTTGATGGTGGCGGGTTTTCCCGTAAGTGTTAGCGCACTTGTTCGGGAGGGTCAAACTCCTGAACCACTGTCTTTTTTATGGTTCAAATCTATTGTATCAAATTAAGGTATCTATCAATCTTACCGCTGGTTACGGAAATATGGGTGGGAATTTCCCAGAGCCTTTTTTCTTTAAAACCAAAGTTCCCTCAAACCCCGAACCAATTGCATTGGAAAAAGTTTTTCCTTCTCTGACGTCTGCAGTAATTGCATCTCCCATAGAAGCAGGAGTTATATCAACAAAACCCCATGGCTGGGTATAGGCGGTACCATATACCCCCACAATCTCTGCTCTAATATATGGAATTACTGCAGCGTTTCCGTAGGTAAAGACTGATCCCGAATGGATAAGTGTACTCACATCAGAGCCTGCATCATTCGCATATCCACAATACCAATTTATTGCAGTGAAATTATTCGCTTGTATGGTTATTGTTCCTGCTGACTCATCAATGAGAATTGAATTTATAGTGGGAGCAATAATAGAAGGGACATGAGAAGCCTCGCTGTTTCCTGAAGGCATATGAATAACATATAACCCTCCAGTCTTCATTCCTTCCCGGATTTTTGCCGTTCTTAATTCAGGGGCTAATACCATAATAAAAGCTCTCCCATCAGCCGATTGGGAATGAGCATCGTCAGCTCCGACACCAACTACCAGATGATAGGGCATTAATTGCACTAAGATCTTATCCCAAAGCACCCTGTCCTGATCATACGAGTCATCAGAATTAACTATTTCTAATCCATACAAAACATCATGTTCAGCAAACAGATTAGCATAAAACTCTTTTGTCCAATCCTCATACCCAGGTTGTCCAAAATACCGTCCTGGGTGAGCTATGTGTACTATGCCACCATTATCGCCAACCATATTAATATCTTCATCAATATCATCTATACCCAGTACATAATCGTTGAAAAGCGATACTCTATGTGGACCATCTGAAAGCTCTTTACCCTGCAGCTCAAGCATGCCTTCTGCAACAGCGTCAAAACCCCACCGTGTCCAGGGATTATTTACCTGAGAGCCAAATTCATCTTCCCAATCAAGCGATCCATGATCAGCCAGACAAATAGCATCAAATCCTAATGTCTTGTACTTTTCAAGACGATCCTTCACATACAGCAGACCATCAGAACCATACAAAACACCTGGACAATTATCATAGATGGAAGTTGTTTCCGGATCTTCCCAGGGATACACCCCTTCGAGATAGGTGTCAGTATAACTCCCATCAGGATTTTGTATCATTCCGTTTCGGTAAAATACCGTACCGGTTGGATATTCAATCAAATCATATGTCCAGGATTCGTTCAGCATCTTATTCGTGAGTGTATGACAATGCGTATTTACTTTATATTGAGTATCAAGCGCCCAGTTCACACATCGATAAGGATTAAAGATGAGCTTATTCGCCATATCGCACCTCATCTTTTTTCATTGGTTTATAGTGAATAACCGTGATGGTAAAACCGTCTTCTACCTGTTTTATTACCGGATTGCCTCCGAGCAGTATCTCGTGGGCTTTTATATTAACCAGCTCTTTTTCAGTCTTTTTGAATATCACTTTAGAACTCATGAAATACCACCTCTGCACACTCACTGATGGTAACCGATTCTATAATTTCTAGTTCACTGTCTTCTGATGCAAAATAGAGGAAATTCCCCCATGCTTGAATACCTCTTGAATAGTTAGCAGGAGTATACTCAAACAACGTTTTCCCATCAGCATTAAGTTTTGTGAGTAACGGAATCGAATAGGTAGCGCAATATACTTCTCCTTCAATACTAGCCGAGACACTATATACCGTATCAGTGGAAATCTGTTTTTCCCAAATTAAAACCAGATCTTTCGATACTTTTACGACCAGACCGAAAACTCCAGAATCACCACCTCCCACAATTATATTCCCAAGCGGATCGGCAGTTATCGAATATATAGAGGATGGAGATGAAGTGTCGTAAGAATCAAGAAAAGAGCCATCAGAATCATCCAATTTGACAATATCATTTGAACTCGTGCAATATACGCCATAGGCCGTTTTAATCACATCATAGCAAGAGGATGAGGTAGCATACGTCCATACAACACTGTGAGCTGGGGTTATCTTTGAACACCCTGAGCCATAGTGTGCCACATACACATTACCATCACAAAAATTAAGACCCCGGATTGAGGTGATAAAATCTTCAGACCACTGAAAAACTCCTGCCGAATTGAGTTTTATAACTACCCCGCCATAACTTCCCGCATATACATCCCCTGTATCCAGATCGCCAGAGACCCGATAGGCATTGGTTATAAGCGTATTGTCCTCCCATTGCAAAACATCAGTGGCAGAATATTTTCTCACATACCCGTCTTCACAGGCAGTTACATAAGATCCATCATTAAAGACAAAGACATCCTGTACATCAGCTGGTTGTGAGGCTACGGTTTTCACTAATGAAGGTTCTTGAAGTGCAATGCCAGAAGTTTCCACAAACCGCACTGCAGCAGTTTTCATCGGGCATTGGAATGGTCCAATTACTCTTTTCTCATTTCCAGCTACGGTTATAGTGATCAAGTCCCCATTCCCGTCATACCAGTCAAACCATGTCCCATCAAGATCTATCTGAAACTTGAAATTAAGATCATTTGAGAGTCCTGTTATCCCCTCGATGAATATCATCATTTGCTGCATGGGTGTAGCTGTAAGCAGTATATAAGAACCAGAAAGTGCTGTCACTGCTAATGTTTTCGGATCTGTAGGTACATCCAGTTTGGAAACATGTGCCCTGATTTTTTGTAATACACCGGTAAGTAATATGCTCATTTTTTTAAGCCTCCTCTTCGAGATTTGTTGTTGCTATATTCCCTTCATCATCATAGGTAACAGTCAGAACATACGTTGTTCCATCATACAGATAGTCAATGGATGTGATCCCAAAAGTTCCTTCGACAATATTTGAAAATGCGCCGTTTTTCCCATCAGGATAGACGATCACCGCTGACTCAATTGCCCCTGATCCATCATACGTAATTGAAGTGATACAATACGATTCTGAAAGGATATAGAACTTAACGGTGGATTCTTGTGTGGTTGGAATCAATGCCTGAAAAAGCACTAAATACTGCTCAAGTACCGTTGGGGTAAATTCACCCAACTCCTCTGGGCTGAGGCTTGATTCGACGATAATAGTTGCCGGTTTTGATTGCCAGGTATCTTCCCCAAGAACCGCTATAATCTGAATTTGCACTTTCCCATTCTCAGTGGTAGCATTACCCCGTACATCCCAATCTGCATAGATTAGCGTTCCATCTGGAGAGACTTCTGTCACCAGCAGATCAAGATCACCAGAGCCTGAAGGAAGTTGGAATTTGCAATGAAATACTGCCATTGTAAGATTTATATCATTGTAGATTTTGGGTATACAAAACCGGATAGTATCGATCGAATCTCTAGATACTACGAGATTTTTAATCTCCGTAATGGTTATTTCTTTGTTCCTAATATGTGCATATTTCATGAGTTATCCTTTTTATCATATGGGTAATTTTACTTTTAACGTATCGCCATCAATCCATACCTGATAATCTTCCAACCCCGAATCTGAAGTTGGCATATCAGCAGAAACTTTCAATTTATCCCCACCGGTGTAATAGGTCATTGTAGGGGAGCCAATCGATCCTATTCGTATATATCCGAAATAATAAAAACAGGTAACACTATCGAGTTCATTCAAATCTGAGTCATACACCGTAACAACCCAATAGGTTCCGTCATAGGTGAATCGAATAAAATACGCATCGTTTACGGTATTAACATCAAATCTATACACTTTCCCGTCAGCCAGCCCGATCGTATTGATATAGTATTCATAAATAACTTTTGCAATTGAAGCACTCTCGGCAAAACTGTAATCATTCGACGTCTGTTCTCCTGGTTTTGAGGTGATTGCTGGAGTCTCAATATATCCGGTAAATTTTCCCGATGCGGAGGTGAGCACCCCGCTAAATAATCCATTTATCGCTTTGAGCAACCCATTTGCACCTAAGTAGGCTCCTTGAGTTGCAGTACTGCTTGAATTTATTGATCCATCGGCATTATAGAGCTCTGAGCGAACAGAACCATTTTCATGTAAGAGAATTTCCTGTGCTGCTAAAAGGTTTGTAAATACTGTTGCTGCATACAGGGTGGGTTCAGTTTGTGCAAGATTTAGCGCATCCTTTAAACCGGTCATGATGAAATAAGAGCTCGTTACTTCCACCCAGGAATCAGTCTGATATTGATAAAAATGTCCTTTGGTGAAATTCCCGACTGTGGAGCCTGTATACAGAAAGAAGTCTTTATCAATTGCAGTACCCGGAACTGCAGTGAATACGCCGAGATACACCGGGGCTGGAATACCATTAGTACCGTTTTCGCCATCACTCCCAGCAGCTCCATCAGCACCCCGGATGAGTATTGGATCAGACCAGATAAATCCTCCATCAGAGCTGGTTCGCATATAGAAATCTGTACTTAACGGTGCATCATGCCAATTAGTTTCACCATCTATTGAAAACTCTGTTTTCAACTGTAAGGGAGTCTGTAGTCCACGACCTGAGCCCTGATTATACTGGTGGGTCACACCAGAACTATCTAACTCAGCAATACCTACTGCAGTGTATCGGTAGGCAATTTCAGTACCCCGCTGCTTTGTTCTGCAGGTGATCATTAGTTGTGTTTCAATTTCCAATCCTGCATGCTTGAGGATTACTGTCTGTCCTATTTCTAATCTTTGAAATGCTGCAAATGAGTAATCAATATCACCATAGTGCTGATCAGCGAAAAGTGCTGCACAAAGTCGGTCTGCTACCGTTTTCGTGAAGACAAACTGTGTTTCATAGGGTTTGTACTGAGCAGCCCCTACAGGGATACTGCTTTCTTGCTTGATAGTTCGGATTAACGCTTTCCCATAAATCCTTGAATAGTAGAGTTTCTGGATTTCTTCACCGGTATTTTGATAACGTAACCGTGCCCGCTTTGACCTGAAATCAACCGTTACTCCCGCTTCTATTTCATCAAGAGCAACCCCGGAATCTTTTGCATCCCGTACCTCCTGATCACTGGTTGCTATCAGGGAAAGATCATCGTTTTTGCTCCGGGAATTACCTTCGCTATAGGGAATATCGAGCCAGTTCTTCGAGTAACTCTGCCAGATCTCTTTTGTGTCTGAATCCTCAGGCCAATAGTCACCGGATCCTATTGGTTCACCGGGGAACGGGTCAGTCTCCCCGATAGGAAGTGAGCCTTCCCATAGTCGGGCATTTTCCACCACTTCTGCATTCGAGGAGATAACCTTCACCCCGTCCTCAATGATATAGCGTCTCTTTAACCCAAGCGGGGGATTTGCAAGTACATCATCATCAGTAAGGGTGATATCAGGGACATCCTGATTCGCCCATTTTCTCCAGATCAATTTACCCTCAGCGGTGCTATCAAGCACGTAGAGGCGTTCAAAGAGAATAGTATCGAGTAACTCCCGATAGGTCATATCCCCTGAAGCCAGAGCAACATGGGTAATCGTTTCAAGGATCGCGAGAACACTTGGATCTATCTTCGTAGACCACCCCGCCAGATCCAGCAGCTTAAACAGGATGGATCCAGCAATATTATCTGGATCATAGATAGCCAGCGGTGCTGAGCCCACTGAGAGTGGCCAGGAAATATCGAAGTCAATTGATCTATCTAAATCTGCACTGCTATCAACTGCCTCTAAGGTGATATCAGCAATATCGATAGAGTTCTTTACCGATAGATCTGCTACGGGATCCAGTACACCGGTAAAGAGCATATCGGTAGTTTCCGGATCAATAACGGTCACGTTAATAGGCTGGGTTTCCCCGATTATCCGAAACACCGTTGCCTGATCATAGTGAATAGCAAAAGAGATGGTATTCAGTACTGAGCGCTTATCGGTATTACACAGCTTAAAATCCTCATGGTATGAATCAGGTACTAACAGATCTGTGAGATCAAGCTCGTCAGTATTAGGAAATAACAAGGTAATGAGAAGCTTTTGATACCTCATGAAGCCTCCCGGCCGCTGCGAGTAAGCTTCTTACCGGCCACTTTTAATTTCCCATAGAGATCTTCTATCCCATACACATCCCCATGAATATGGATATGCACATCAGGTTCCCCAGAAGTATTTCGGGATCCCGATCCAAGCGGAGTAATACTGACTAATTCCCGTCCCCCGGGATTATCCCCTACCATAATCGGTTGTGGACCAGAAGTGATAAAGCTTCCGCCCTTGGCAAATGCCGGGAGAGAATCAATACTGATTCCATAGGTAGTCAATTCTTCTAAGAGCAGGCGAAGCTCTTCTGCACTAGCGGCAGTATTGATTCTTTGGGCTATATCCTGGAGTTCTTTTGATTGCTCGATGATCTTATCATCCTTATCAGTCCAGAACTTTGTCCAGCCAGACATACCCGACAGATCAGTATCTAACGAGGTGATTTCAGTATTAATAAGATCAAGTGCATCAGCCTGCGCTTCTCCCTGGTTGCGTTCTCTGTTAATCGAGAGAGCCCCTTCACGGTAATCCTCTTCACTTATGAGGTTACGATCCAGTTTCCGGCGTAACAGGTCATATTCAATATCGAGGGTATCCTGCAAGGTATCATTTAAGGTTTCCCGGATCTTTAGCTCTTCGGTAAGCGCATCCTTAATATCGACATCGACCCCGCCTCCTGAGGCGCTAAAGAATCCTGAAGCCATCCCTGCAGCACCACCGAGAGCAAATAACCCAAGGGCAATCGGAAGTGCAGCAAGCCCGCCATCGACGATCGCACGTAACCCCGCTCCAATAGCAAGTGTGGATAGATCCCCGAGTAATTGGGAGGTATATTGCCCTAAAGCTTTACCGGAGGCCTGCAGAACGTCTTCACCAGAACTAAATGCTGCCCCCATATCAGAGAAGGTATCAGAGAGCACCTTACTTGCTTTTTCTACGGTAAAGTAATCTTCCTTGATTGCAGCCATTCCCTCCTGCATCTGTTCTTTCCATGTTTTAGTAATCCCGAGCTGCTCAGAGAGTTCTTCTGTTCGCTTCTCTAATAAATCGTTGATTTCTGCTTCAGTTAATGGGATCCCGGATTTCAGGTTTCGAAGTTCTGTTTCATAGGAGACCAGTTCCATTTTCGCCTGCTGCTCATCTGAAAGGAGGCTATTTCGAAGCTCCTGGACTTCCTGGTCATCTTTATGTATTCCGGAGGCTTCGAGAATTACTAATCGTTGGTTACTCAGAAGATCCAATCGCTCTTGTTGCGTGAGTAATCCATCTTCCTCTAAGGCTTTTAGTTCACTTACTAATTCGGCATACTCATAACGGGCAGTTTGTTCTGCATTTAACAGGCTCAACCGCAGCTCTTCTGCACGATTACTCTGGTCGGTTTTCCCTGCTGCCTTATCAATCAAATCATCCTGGAGAATGAGCAGCGCTGCGACTTCATCAACGGTGAGCTTCCCGGCTACTACTAGCGCATAATACTCTTTTTCCAGATCAATCTTGTGCTGTAGTGCTTTTTGTTCATCTGATAACAGACTTGCCTTAATCTGGCTTACTCGTGCATCCTCTGTATTGGTAGCAGCAATCGCATCGATGATCGATTTTACCCCGTCATACTTAATAACGAGTTCATCCAGGGCAGACTGCCAGAGATCAATCGATTCATATTCAGTTTTGCCTGCCCACAGCCCCTGGATAAGATCCTGATAGTAATCAAGCTGCGATTCCAATTGGTCTAATCCGGATCCACTTTCAATCGGTGAGAGTTCTACTTCCAGCTGTATAGCCTCATCGAGCTTCATACCACCGGTGAGCTTCTGGATAAACGTATCCCAGGCGCCAGATTCATCTCCGGAATCTAACAACGATTTATTAAAATCATCTAACAAGTTCTGCAATGCACGAGCAAAGGCCTCATCACTACCGGCTAGTTCCTCGGTGCTTAAAAGCCTTTCGAATTCTTCTGCAAGCTCTGGGATCCCGAGAATTTCTTCCTTTAACAGGGCTATCTGTGTTGTGTAGTCTCCGCTCATAGCATCAATGGTTGCCTGAATTATTTCTATCTGTTTATTAACTGATTCAAATCCGGCCAAGGCACCTTCAGCCATTTGAAAACCGGAGAATGCATCATTGAGGGTGTCTTCAACATCCCCATATCTTTCTGTTAGACCTTTTAAAAAGCTGTTCAGGTAGGTTTTTGCACCAGCTTCACCACCAAATCCCTCTCCGCGAGCCAAGTCTTCGTTGAAATTTTCAAACAAGTGTTTTACTGGATCCAGAGCAGCTGCAATCTCATCAGGGGTTGCCCCGGTATTTTTCAGATTCATGGCCAATTCAATCTGCGGGAGTATCAGAGGAGCATTGGTAAAATCTACCAGTGTTTTATCATACGAATCTTTAGCTTCTCCGAACTCCTTGAGCGCTTTTTCATATTCTTTTTTATTTTCTTCCTGAGTTTTCTGGAGTAAATAGCGTTGGTTAATTAATTGATATTTACCATATTCCCTCTGGGCATCCGCAAAATCCCGTACTTTATCTGCTGATATGCCTATAGCCTTGCCATATTCATCAAATGCCGTTGCTGCACTAGGAACCATGCCAACAATATCTTCAATCAAACCTTTGAGCCGTTCCTGCTCATCTGCTGATAATAACGTTTTGGCCGTGAGCGTCTCGTATTCCTTTGCAAGATCCTCGGCTGATTCGGCGACATCCTCATACTGCTTAACCATATCAAGATCTATACTATCAATATGTATGTTGTTTGCTTCGCGCTCGGCAATAGTCAACTCATTTCGCATTTTCAAGTAATCGGCGGCAGCCTTTTTAAGTGGCTGAAAGACCCCGCTTATCACCTTCCCGCTTAATTCCAGATGTTCTTTCCAAGTTTCAGATAATAACCGGTTCGTATCAGCTGCAAGTTCTGTGGCTGATGAGACTGCATTTAAGGCATTCGGGGATTGCTCATAAGCAATATCGATAACCGCCTGAGCTTTTGCAGCCAAAAGTGCGGTACCGGTTAATTCCTTCTGTCCACGATCAAGGAGTTTAGTCTGAACTGAAGCTTCCTGGATAATTATGCCCCAACGTTTTAATGCTTCTCGTTCTCCGGTGGTGGCAGTGATAAGTGATTGGGTCGCATCAGCTGCAGAGCCTAATTGGGGATTAAGTTTTGATAGCGCTCCACCAAGATATGCCGTCTGATCTGCCATATCCAGGGCACTACTTGCAGCCATGCCCATACCGGTAAATATATCACCGGCAGAGCCTAATATCTGTTTGGCCGTGGAATCAGCATAGTCGAAGATCTTTGCCCAGCGCTCTGCAGTAGTTTCAGCTTCTTTACGTACCTCTGCATAGGTAATTGCAAATTTTCTCGCTTCCCCTTGTGCTTGTGTATAAGCGGCTTCTGCTTCCCTGATGTACCGGGTCACCCCGGCTATAGCAACACCGACTGAAGCATAAGCTGCAATCTGTTTAACCAATTGTTTTGTGACCTTGCCTGCTCCTGCAGCCATATCCTTATGAGCCTTATCAACATGGTTGACTTCAGCAGCATAGGCCTTTGTCTCTTTAATAGCCTGAGCAGCTTCAGCTCTAATGAGTAATCGCAGTTCATCGGTTATTATCACACTCAAGGTAAAATCTCCCTTATCATCAGTATATAAAAAAAGCACTCTCACAAGCTCTCGTGTGGAGAGCTTGATAAAAGTGCTTTATCATTTTTAACGATCTGTTTGAGCGGATTCCAGCTCATCTTCAAACGTGGAGATTAGGGTAATATATTCCCAGGTCTCTCCTATTAACCCTCCCGCATGAGGAAGACCAAACCGTTTCCACTCTTTCCAGAGAGAAACTGCCTCAAACAAATCACTGGTAAGATAATTACCCAGATCTTTGCGTAATATGGTACAGCTTCCAAGCTTCAACGGCTGGTTATCATACCATGAAGATTTTACTTCTTCGGTGGAATACCCTTCGAGGAGGGCGCGGAATCCGAGTCGGAGTTTTTTAGGAGTTCTCCTTCAAAATCAGTCGACATGATATCTGTCATAATCTCATCAGAAAGCGCATTACAGAACTTGGAATTTGCTTTTACCAGATCCTCACCGGTAACATTAGTAATCACCTTGCCATCACTTTCTATCTCAAAATTCGAGATATTCACATCCTGATCACGGAATATTTGCTCTACACAAAACTCGACATCCACAGAACCGGAACTATTCGCTGCTCCCGGTTTTACATTCGTCTTTTTTAACAACCTTCTTTCGATTGCGTTTGGCTGCCGATAGCTGACCACCATCTGTTGATTCTTCGGGAGTTCCCGGTTTTTGTTGATCATCGGTGTGTAAAATCTCCTGGTCTGTAATACTATTTTCACTAGACTCATCCTCCTGTGCCTGTGAAGCAGTCTCTTCGGTCTGCCCCTTTATAATGACAATGCGCGCATTCGCCTCAATTTGATTCTTGCTGTTACGCACCCCAGATAAGCAGTAGATATTATCTATCTTCTGTCCATCCACAAAGAAATCCAGCAGAGCAGGATTATCCTTACTCTGCCGGGCTGTTATGTTTTTACCCATACATGTATCCTCTTTAGATTAGGCTGCAGGAATAGTACGCTCATACTGGAATTTCCATTCAACGGTATAGCCGAAATTAAACGGCACATTCCCGGTCATGGGTTTTCCCGCATCATCGATGGACTGGATAAACATTCTCCGGAATAACCAGATCTCTTTTTCTCCTGCCACCTCACTCTCGTGGTAACACAGCGCGGTTAAAAAGCTCTCATTTTTTACCGGGATCTTGGTTTTCTTTCCCGCAGCATCTACTGCCCGGGTGGTAAACCGGCTATCAATATCCCGCTGGATACTTGATTCAACATCATAGAATCCGGAAATGGATCCGGTTTCATTGTGTACCGGAGACAGTGCAAATGAGCGTTCTTTTTTGATTACATTCCCCTGGCTGGTATTGTCGGTGAGATCCCGGCTGGTTGAACGTCCGGTATCAGTGACCCAGGCAGCTCCATCTAGATCGAGGGTAAAGGGGATTACCGTATCACCATCAGCAAGTGGATTGTCATCGACTATTGCCCATGCTGCCAAATAAATCACATCACCTACGGCCAGGGCTTCACCTCCCTCGATAGCTGCGTCCTTGAATGCATCAATTGCCGATGCTGCACCTTTCGCGGTGATCCTACAGAATCCACCGGCATAGAGTGCTGATTCAAAATCTAACTCTGCACCTTCGGTTACAAAGGCCAGTTTCCCATCCTTTCCTGTAATCTTTTTCATAGAATTACTCCTTTTCTTTTTACGTTCTCAAACTGTTATTGAATGAGATTACTACGCTATGCGGTTCCACATACGTGTATCGAAATTGACTTTGTTCGTTCTCGTCCTGCGCGTTCTGGACAAATTGCCCGGTACTCACCCCGCTTACCTCGAAATGCATCCGGATCTTTTTTTCTTCATGGGTAAACTGGTAATACCCCGGATTATGCTTTTTACAAATATCATGGACTGTTAGGCTGACCCCGATAACCGATGAGAGAAACACTTCTGGACCATCACCTGCAGCAATAACTGAAAGCTGGAAGCGTAACACATCAGTCGTATCTCCCTGGTCACCCGATCCGCTGAAGGTGAGTCTGACATGGGGTTCAGCAAGTTTGACCGGTTGCGGATCAAATAACACCTTTACCCCAAATAATTCAGTTAAGTTTTGCTTTAAGGCTTCCAGGATCTCTTTGATCATTTTTGTGATACTCCTATCTCTTTTCGCAACATCAGCAGCAACACTGATTCATCAGTTTTATCGATATTCAAGAACGGCCGGGCAGGAATTATCACCTGTTTTTTCAAGATAAACAGGACAAACGGTTTCCCTCGTTTCCCATTTTTTGCCATGACCACACCGGTTTTTTTATTCACTTGGAACCAGATCTTGTATCCTGCAGCACGCATCCCTTTCATACAGGCACCAACTTTAAATCCATAGCGCCTTTGAAGCTTCCGGGTGTTATAAGCTGCCGGGATAAACAACCAGGTCTTTTTTGCACGGATTGTCCCACCGAGCTGATTAATCCTTGCCCCGATATGATTAGTTCCTACCGCAACCCCACAGGGGATCCTTGAATCAGCAATGGAGGACATCAGCTGTCCCCGATCCCGGAGCGTTCTGGATCCCTTTTTTACCGCAACCGTCAGTGGTGCATTCGCAGGTGCTATTCCGCCGTTAATCTTCCGCTGGGTGGCCGAGACCATATATCTCCCGGCTTTCAGATAGAACCCTGGGATTTTTGCCAGATCCACTTCATTGATCTTCTTATGCGTGAAAGTTATCTGCATTAGAATAGCGAAGTATTCCGCGCTCCTTTTTTCAACGATCCCACTGGCACCCCTTGGATATCAGAGGATCCAGTATCCTGGCCATACCCTGTCCCATCTACGGACGTTCCATAGACTGCCCGAAGCAGCTCTAAGGCATCCTCTTTTTTATCAAGCGCTACTGCCTCATTCTCTGCATAACTATAGAGTTCATAGAGTGCGCGTTTAATCACGATCTCCCGATGAATCTCTCCTTCAGGATCAAAGCTATCCCCACAGGCAATCACTTTCGCTTTTGCCCACAGGGTTGCTTTTTCTAAGCAGCGGACTCCCACTGAATCATCTTCAGAAGTAAGCAGTTTATAGTTATAGGCTGATATTTCTTTTTTCAGATCTTCAATAGTTACCGCTGCCATAGATTATTCCTTTTTTTTAAGTCATTACCGATGCCCACAGAATGGACTCTTTGCCAACTAAGGGCAGCGGTTTACTCTCAGATACCACTTGGATACCTGAGGGGTTATCTGATTTGATCGGCTTGGCAAAAAATGGTACGGCTTCCAAGTTTCCGTCAATATCATCAACCGCGCAGTATTCAAGCTGCGGGATATCTTCTATCCATGCAACCAGTTTTTTCGCTTCGACTTCCTGTTTTACTACCGGTGCTCCCGCACTGTCCCGGTCTGAATAGGAACCGTCATTGAGCAGGATTTTAAACCCCGCAAGGTTAATGGTGTTATCATCAACCGTGGCACCCATCCGCTGGTCATTGGCGAGGCCAGTGATTTTATTTGCCAGGGCAATCCATACATCACTTGCTGCCATGTATCCAATTGAACCCGCATGGCCGGTTTCATGGAGGCGTTTGCGGATCTCAATGAATTGCGCGAGGATATCCCCGATCTTGGTCTCTGCCCCATCCCATTTTTTCGTCGGTGCATAACTTAACATCGTCCCAAAATCCACCTTATAGCGGACATACGATCCATCTACCAGCATCTGATAATCGATCTTACCGGTTAACGCTTGAGCACATAATGCATCCCGGGTTTTCTGGGTGTTCGCCATCAGTTTTAAGATGATCCGATCCACTTCAGCCTGGACTAGGCGCTGACCCCGTTTACTCCCGTCACTCCAGAGTGCTTTCAGGTCATTGAGCCTGGCTGCAGAGAGAAAATCCTGTAAACGGATCGGCATGGGTTCCAGCAGCGCATTGGTGGTACTTCCATTCCCGATATTAATCGCGACCCCGTCTCGGGATACTACTGGAACAGTTCCCACAGCCTGGATAATGTCACTTACTCGCACATAGGCCGAAGGGTTGTTATTCCGTTTGGTAAAGACTCTATCGTAGATGACCGATTTTCTTTTTGGCATCCGATCGATGAGCTTGGCAATAATTTGCACCGTAATATAGGTGCGAATGTACTTATATACGTCCATATGATTCTCCTATTAATCTTTTTTTATAGCTTGGACTCAGCCACAGTCTGGCTGCCCTTGACTTCTTCTAATACACCGCGTAGATGTTTGATTTCTCGAGTAGATCCACATCAGCTTGGGTAAGTGCTACCCCGTTCACATTGGCAACATCACGTTTGACTGAGCCAAAATAGACACACGATACGACATCCATGAGTGGCTCCGCGTCATCGTTAAGCGCAGTATCAGCCTCTCGAACACTTACGGCCACCGGCAGACTCGCTGCCACAACGGTGGGAGCGTCTGATTCATCTGCAGGGGCATCGGTAAAGGTTGCAGCAATTGCCCCGGTAAGATAATTTATGGTGCCAGATCCATCGCCGTAGAGTTTCCCATGCCCATCGTCTTTGAGTTCCTGGTCTCCGTGTGCAACCACAATCGATCGAGGTGCAAGCTCTCCATCGAATCCAGCCCCTGCGTAGGTATAGGCCTTATTGGTACCATTGGTGAGTCCTACCAGATCTATGGCAGCATAATTTTGATACGGGATTCCTTCACCGCTTCCGTTTTTGCTCATTACACAGCCGTTCGGGATAGATCCCTGATCCTCTTTTAATTTGAGTCCTTTAATAAGCGGTTTGATCCGCATATCAATGACATCAACACTTTGTACGGTTTTCTCATAAATCTTTGCATCCATACATTCTCTCCTTATATAGCGGTATTGTTACTCACTAGAAATTTTGTGACATCGATCCGTAATCAACATCTTCCTCTTTGACGGATCCTCCCGGGGTATCTGAGAACTCGAATTCTTTCTCCAGCTCTCCGGCAGTCTTCGGGATCGCCTTGAAGATATCGATTAGGACATCCACCGGGGTTCTGGATGCCTTCTTTTCCCCGTCTGAGAAATCATATTCTTTTGCTTCTGCAATCGAATCTGAGAACTCCATGAGCAGGGGCATTTTGTCTTCAGGTACCAGGTTGCCAGCGGCTGCCTTTAGTCTCTCCTGGGTACTTACCAGATACGATTTACGTGAGCGTTCCAGTAACTGTTTCTGATCATCTGAGAGTTCGAGAGTTTTTATCTCCGGCTCTTTTTTTGACTCTGTAGGTTTTTCTACAGGCTTTTTATTCTTTTCTTCCATATTCTCCTCCTGGGTATGGTTATCAGCGGTATGCGCTGAGAAATCCTGATCATAATAAAAATAGGTTGATGCTTTGCTGCAGTCTGAAAGATCCAGGGATTCAAGCTTCCCCATCTCTTTGAGAACTTTGAGGTCCCGGATCTTAGGAGGGACTGCACCAAGGAACGCGAGGTGGTGGATGTATTTCTTTCCATCAGATCCACGGGGTGGCAGGGATATAGACCAGCCTTTGTAGAACCCCTCATCATAGGCTTCAGCGAGGATGTCGTTCATTTCGACATCACCGATAAGGATCCCGTTCTCTCCATCTTCGTTTTCTTCGAGCGTTACTGTAAGAATTGAGCCGAACCGGGGGAACCAGTCCTCTTTTGCCATCTCATGGCCGATACTGACCGGAGGGGTGCCTTCAAAGGTTCCAACTGCTTCCCTTAGGTCATCGAGGGTGACCGTTGCCCCATCAAGGCCGAATTGGCCGGTCTTCGCGAGTTCGAGTCGTTTGATTGTTCTGTTCATATTCCCTCCATAACCATGTAGTTGATTATGATTTTAGCAAATGTGGAGGGTGATCAATCTAACGGGTGGGGATATAAATGAGTCTAGTGGGTGATTTTGATTGTTGATATTACTATGCTATTGTATACTTAAATCAAGATGGTATTGAGTAATAGATCTCATTGATAAAACGATTCTCAATTTTTAATATGAGAGAGGTCAGCTATGGAAAAAACTATTATTTGTTTAGCGAATTCAAGAAAGAATAGGGAGCGATGTGTTGCAGGAAAGGTTTTGACTGACTCTTCTATTTGGATTAGGCCAGTAAGTAATTCATCATCTGGCGCAATCACTAAAGATGATCAAGAATATGAAAATGGAAGAATTCCAAAATTACTTGATATTATTAACTCAAAGTTCGCATATCAAAAGTTCTAGAAAAGCAGCTTGAAAATCACGCTAAAACTCTCTGATAAAACACTAGTAATTGCTTGTAGTATATAGACATAAGCCCGTTTATTTTGTATAATTAAGTTGATACAAAAAACACAAAACAAGGAGCTTATGCCTAACATGTTGATGAATTTTACCACCAATACCGAGAATATATCAAGCCATGTCAAAAAATTTTCCCGTCAATTCAAGATTGGAACCATTTTACAAGCCTGCGGAGCCCGAAAACAGAAGGGTATCGAGGTTATGAAAGTATTCTACTATCTCAGCTCACTACTCTTGTGCAATATCACCATGAACAGAGACCAGAGAACCCGCAATCACAGGAACCTAGTGCGTAAAGATACCTGCCATCGATTCTTGCAGTCGGTGTCGACCGACTGGAACAAGTTCCTGTCGCTTTTGGCCAAGGCCATCAT